ACCAGCAGTAGAACCAGCAGAACCGGCTGCATTCGCAGCAAACGCCTGGCCTATCTGAGCAATAAAAGGAGCAGCAGGCATACTACGGAAGCTTTAAATCAGACCGAACATTAACTTCAACAGTATCGCAATGAACACCAGAAGAATGATAAACAACCTTCCGAGCACATGAAGTTGCAAAATAAACAGATAAAGCCGTAAGAATGGAAATCAACAGTGTCCAAAAACTTTTCTTACGATAAAACGGTACCTTTTCCATAAAAAACAACAATAAGAAACCATAAGAAAATACGCTATCAAAACCGCAATTTGATATCCAAATTTGATCTTCAAAGCAAAAATCAAACTCGGTGCGCGCACATAGCATAAGTCGTCTAGTAAAGGAATATGTAATTTTCTTTTAAAAACAATAAGTTTATACGGGCAGCACGCCGACTCCGTCGACATAAAGTGCTGATTATTAAGGTGCTAAACGCTATCTGCGATGCGAGGCAGGAAAGTGGACAAGGGATCGAAGGGAATACCTAGATACTCCCTTCGAGAACCCTAAATCTCATCAATCCTCTTTCTCCAGCTTAGCGGTCGAAGACGAACGCTGCCGTTCAAGAAAATCATCAATAACACCCTGTCCACTCTCCAAACCATCAAACTTGTCAATCCGTGAAAACGAATTCGGATCAAAATCCAACGGGGGATCATAATCTTCACCTTTACGAAAATCAGAATCCGACGCCTGAACATCCGGACGACCAGGCAAAACATCTACAGAACCGGAACCATTCAAAACAGACATAATCCGCTCTCCACGAGACTTATATTCCGGAAGGTCTTCAATCATATACTCCAACATATCAACGACTAGATAAACGAGTTGCAAAAGACTTGTTTACAAGATTCTTGACAACTACCTTGTACGACATATTAACAAAGAAATTATCCTCCATATCGGAAGCAAAAGGGTTATTGACAGTAGCCAAATTGGTGAAAAGCAGAGAAGGACTAATCTCATTCGAATTTGACGACAAACCTATAAGATAAAAATCACGCTGCTGCACCCAATAAGACTGCTGCGGAACAGAAGCTTTGGGAGTAAGAGTAGACTGCAAAGAACCTAACACCTCATCATAAGAAGACCGAAATTCATTATAACAAGGCTCTTTAGCTAACGAAATACCCTGAGAAGTCGAACCAGACTGCCAACCATAACCAAGACGCCAGAAAGGAACATCCTGATAACCGATGTCATTGTAAATCGGGTTGAAATAATCGGGACCGCGGTACTCCAAATAATCGGGGCGTATGCCGGTCCAGAAATAAACAGGCCGGATCGTCAGCATGTCAAAGATATAGCCAGGCTCCTTGAAGTAATAAGTCTGCTCACGGCCAAGAACAGTGTTAAACGCAATAGAGCCACCCATCTGGCCAAGTGCAGAAGCTTCTCCACCTGCAAAACCAGACTGTCCTGCCTGGTTCATAACGACCTGGCTGTTAACCATAACGGAAGAGCTAAAAAGAAGCTTCGGACGATCCACATGTTCGATCTTAGAGGCAAAGAACGTATAAAGCCAGTCGGAATAGCGGGAACCGGAGGCGCCGATGAGATCCTTATACTCCTGCAGACGCGTCGCAACAGCAAGCTGGGGAATAGTCTTCACGCCTGTGAAATCAACATCAGAACCAGAGTCACCCGGCGGCATGAGACGACTATAACGGTCGGGAGAACTCGGACACACAGCCATAGGATGCGCCGCCAAAAAAGGAACGTTCAACGTGCCAGTAAAATAAACCTTACTGGGAACATTAGTATCGGTACCTTGACCATTATTCCAATCAACCGTAGGTTCCTGAACATCATAAGGATAAGCCGGAAACCTACAAAGCATCGCTTGCGGAAACATCTGAGGCATCTTAGTAAAATCCGGGCTCGCTGCAATTGTATCCTCATTGAACAAATCAGAGCGAAGAATCTCCACAAACAAATCAGAACGGTCCCACGTTAACTCATCAGCAGAAGGGTCAACCTTCCTATCCCTCGGATAAAACATCGTCTCGAAGTAATGATCCAAGAACTCCAAACTGCCATAACGCTGCCAGAAATAAGAAGACTGGGAGCGATACTCCGCCTTGGACACCGAAGAGGAACTAGAAGTATAAAAAACAGGCCGATAAGTTCCAGGGTGAGCAAAAGAAAAAACACCCCAGGAAGAATACGAATAATAATTGCGGACAATATCCCAATAACCTAAATAAGTATCGGCATTCACAGTAATAAACTTCGCAGTTGTAGAGGGTAAAACCCCAGAAGTAGGCACAGTATGAGTAGGATAATTGACTATCGGACTATTAGCAATACGAAGCCACGACATCAAGCTGTTCGGAAGTGCAGCACGATGATTAAACGGCACAACCTGACTGAAGAAAGCTGCAGAACCGGACCGCGGATACATAAAAGAAGTATACCCTGTTGCACCACGGTTGTCCACACAGCCGGGAATGAAGTTAAACGACAAGTCGTTCATGTCAAACTTGGACGAATTGACACGCATCTCCGGATGATACAACTGCAAGGGAACCCAGAACCGATGCAGCCGAAGCACGTAGGGGTTGAACGATGGAACACCCAAGGGGTTTGAACGGACGTCAACACCTTGATGCAAGGTAACTCGATCGCGAGCATTGACAAACTGAATACGCACCGGGTAAATGATACCTGGCGTAACAGAAAACGCCTTATTCTCGGGAATATCATACCGAGAATAGCCGTTGACGGAATGAGAAATAAAAGGCTGCTTACCCATAAACAATTCTATTAAAAAAAGGATTAGAAGAACTAACACCGAAACAATCCACCCAGAAATCAATAACATCGGAAGTCACCGCGAGAAAACGCGGCCGGTCCTTGACCTTGCTCAAGAACTCCCGAAGCTTCACAAGGCGCGAAAAACCTCCTTTAACGAGACGGGAAAAGTCGGAGGGGCAAAGGACCCTCGCAGCAACTTCACGAAGAAAGCCAAGAGCCAGAGAACCGCCGAAAGCGCGAGCATAGGTCCAAGCAGTAGAAATCTTGCGAAAAACCAACGCATCTTGAGAAAGATACTTATCGTAGTAACGAGGGATACGGTAACGATAAACATCACCGGTCTCGCAATCAGTGTAAAACCAAAGGCCAGAACCAACACCGGGAGCTTCAAAATCACCCAAATAATCGCCAACACCTGCCGAAATAAACTTACGGCGGTATCTCCTATTCTGAAGAAAGTCATAAAGATTAGTTATTAATTTGCCTGAAGTAATAGTAAGAGACTTCGCAAAGGCAACCGAACTCTCATCCATATAGATAGACTTGCCAACATACTTGACAACATACCGAAGACGCTTATCCGTGACATGTGAAATCCAAACAAAGCCTAGATCACTGACAGCTTTACGAATAGAATTGTAGGAGTACGGAACATCCCAAAGAATGCCATGAAAGTGAAGACGGGGCTCGCGGCCCTGCTCCGGATGCATTCCGAACTCCTGAAAAAGAGCATGCTTGATGGAATGGCCTAAACGGCGGCGGATGCGTTCAAACCACAAGCGAATGAAAGAAGAGGGATTCTGCAATGCACTGTCGTAATACTCCGGAGCAATCGTGATCGTAACAAAGACAGAGTTGCGGTGCAGAAATTTCTGATACTTGGTTTCACGCTCCAAGCGAACAAACCAGTCATTGCGCTGATGCCGCAGACAATCCTCGCAGCGGCCGCAGGGAACCATAATGCGCTGGGTAAAATAATCCCAAGGACGGTTCATCAACAGAACCTTCCTGTCCGTCAAACCGATATTCCGGGAGCTATAAGCCCGATTTCTTATCCAAATGGGGGAAAGACACATCCTTTATATCGAAATAAACACCAGGGTACAATCCAGTCAAAAAGCGGAGGTAATCCGAAGCCTGTTCATGCGTCCGGAAACGACGCAGAACCTTAAAACACTTGCCCACACGCTTTCTAACAAAGAAAGGCGCATAGGCAAGCTCAAAACGCTGATAGTAATCAGAACTCATAGAACCTTTCCGCCTAAAGGACGTACAACGATTCTCTTACCTCCTTTACCTTTAGTCTTCTTCTTCCTGCTCATACTTAGACAAACTATCTTCATCAACCATAATCAAAAGCAAACCTTGCAACTGACCAGAAGCAGGCAAAAGCTTAACTCTAAAAACAGATGCACCGGAAGCCAAAGAACGAATGAAACCCGTAAGTTCCGTATCAGGCAAATAAAAACATCCTTGAGGCAAGAAAGTAGAGCTAAAATCCAAAAACTTAGAAAGTTTAGAGGCCTCAAAATCCAAAGAAGAAACCGGATCATATTTCGTAAAGGATGCATCTGGATCATCCTTGCCAAAGGAAACCAAATAACCTCCATTCGCAAGAGGATAATTTGAAATCAACACCGAAACAATCGTTTCAAGACCAGGAACAGAAGACTTCTTCATGTCTTCACTAATAACATTTGATAACATAATTGAATAAGATTTAAAGTTCAAGGGCCAAGTTAAACATAAAAAAATTAACTTCCAAATTATTAACGACGAAATTGACGACTAGTTGAAGAAGTATGCTTAGTCCAACCTGCACCATCAGGACTAGGAACTAAATCCTCAGTAACATCCTCAAGTCTCTGCACAGGAGGAGCCGTAGAAAGGATCTTTGCTCCAACAGCATGTCCAGCCAGGGAAATAGCTCCGCTAACAGCAGTATTTGCAATGCTGTAGCCAAACCGGTTCTTTTCAGAACGAAGCTCCCAGCGGTTGGTGTACATATCATACTGAAAATCCTGCAAACTAAGTTTCATATATTCTCTGCGAATTTCCTTGCCGGTCATCTTGATCGTACGCTCAACCTTTCCCTTCTCGTTGATAATGGGAACATCAACCTGAGTATTCCAATTCACGTCAAACCAATTCTCCAAGTCAGACGCAGTCAATTCATTCACACGGGCCAACTGCTCCTGATTAGAGGCGGAAGACTTCAAATAAATGGCACGGGCAGTCAGAAGCTGCAACTCTCCTTCGATCAGATCATCAATATAGCCAGTGCGGGCCTTAAGTTGGTAGTACTCCTCCTTGGCCTTGCCGAGATTAGCCTTGATCATCTCTAAATTGTAGCCGAAAGCAGCCTCCTTCAACTCGGTGTCGACGGAATAGGACAAGGTTATGGCAGTATTCAACTTTGCACGCGAAGAAGATTCAGTAACTCCAGCTTCAGCAAGTCCTGCCTGCGCCTTGATCAGACGCTCGCGCAGGTCTTTATCCACAGTCTGGGACTCATACCAATCAGCCTCAGCATTATTAAGAGCAGCGGTCGAATACTCACGCTCCTGCTGAGCATTTTTCAACTGAATATCCGCATACGCAGAAGGATTACCAGCCAGAGCAGCAAGACCACCACCGGAACCAGAAGCAACCGGACCATGTCCAGACGGAGCACCACCGCTGGAAGTGGGAATAGTAGCAGAAACACCAACTCCAGACTGGCCAAGAATAGCAGCTGGATTCAAACCAGCAGCCAAATTACGCTCAAGAACAGCAGAAGGATCATTATACGTATTCTGGTAGTCAAACATCTGCTTGTCATGAGCCAGCTGGAACTCCGCAGACTTGGACATTTGCTCAAGAGCATACTGCTGCTGCAAAGCCATTTCCTTCTTCTTGTACTTCCAATTACGACGAGCAGAAATTCCACCGAAAATAGCATCAATAATACCGCCACCAGCAGTAGAACCAGCAGAACT